AGAACCTTCGTTATCCCAAAACTTCTGAGCATACACAGTGTGCACATGCGAATCTTCATCTAAAAAGGCATCCATTAACCCTTTTAATAAATTATCTACATCAGGTCTTTGCTGATGAGGTGTATATAGCATTTGTGCCTTCTTTTTTATACTCCAAGATTTAGGCATTGGTATATAAAACTTAACATATACCTCCTCTTTTAGTTTAAAGTCGTTTTGAAAACCCCAGTTTTTAATATCATCCTTGTACTCCCAGTATCTTAAAACAACAGGTCTTTTTTTCCAAGAATCAGCTTGAGTCATTCTTGGTTTTGCTATAGCAGTTTTAGGGTATCTTATCATTAGTTAACAAGTCTAGCCTCGTCTATCTTGCCTTTTTCTTTTTCTTTTCTTTGACTTAAATTTTCTTTTATGTTTTGAGTTAAAATTTCAAGCTTGTTTGTGCCATCATAAACTAATCCGACCATTTTATCTACTCCTGATAACTCAAGCTCCTCTATAGTTTCTTTAAGTCCTTTTACATCTAAAAATCTACCTCCTCTAGCATTTCCAGTAGCGTTTAAATCTATACAAACCCTATACTTTTCGTTGTTATCTATAACTTCTACAGTTTCCTTTTGATTTACTTTTTTCTTCTTTTTCATTGTTTTTTAATTTATATTCATATTGGTCTTTACATGTTTTATGTACTGTACTTCCATCACTAGCTAAGGTTCTAATACATTTACACCCTACAAATCTTTTGTCACAATTAGGGCATACTCTATTTCTCCTTATTTCCTTCATCTCTTTTTATTTTTTCTAACTCAAACTCTAAATGTGATATAGCTTTTTTTAAACATTCAACTGGAGAATCATGCTTATGATATGCTCGTAATATATATGTTGTAGCGGTAGCAAGATGATAAGGTAGGTCAAAATTATCGCAAACTTTTCTAGCTTCATACCCCTCTTTGCCTTTATAATAATCAGGAACTCTATCATCTTTTATATCACAAGTTGAGCTCATGTTAGGCATGTTCCTGTCATACTCATAATAATATTTACTGTGTTTAGAATCTTTGTGAAGTGTATCCATGTTGTCCTTTGATTTCAATGTCTTTAATTTTAATTATTACCTGATTTTCTTTCTTTTTTATTTTCCTAAGCATTTTGCCCATTAAATGTTCTTTTATTTCATCCTCCTCTGTTGAGTATGCAAAAGAATCTATAGTTGCATATTTTTTTTGAGTTCTTTGCCCTTTATTTTGATATTCAAAATTAACTATAACTCTGTATATTGGTTTTTGTTTACCCTCCATTAATAATCTTGGTATCCATCATCCTCATAATTCCATTGTTGTTCATAAGTATCTAAAAGTCTTGTTTTACTATCTAGCTCTTCCTCTATTTTTTTATTAGACTTATACATACTATAGAACATCCATAAAGCACCAAAGAAAGCTCCCATGCTAAAAGATATAAATATAATTGTAACTGGTTGCCAAACTGTTGTGTATTCCATGTTATTTTTTGTTTTTAAATTTTTCCACCATTTCTTTAATTCTAGTTTCTATTCTTCCATGTATATCTTTTTGATAACTCCCCCAATCACCAGGCCAGAACCTGCTTCTTTTTGATTCTTTTTCTTTTTTTTTGTTTTCCGCATCTGCGTCTCTTCTTTTTTTATAATCCCTGTAAGATTCTCCTTCTTTCCTTATCATTTTGATTTTAGTTTAGTTCTTAACGCATCTCTTTTAGATATTAATTTAGATTTTTCATCTTCATTTTCTCTAACTTTCTTTCTTTTCAGTCTTTTATCTATTTTGTTAATTTCATCAAGATAAGAAATTCTGATTTTGTTTTTAGCGTTTCTTTTGCTCATTTTTTAGTTTGCTTTTTTTCATATTTCAGAATGTTTTCTTGTAGTTTATTATTCTCATCTTTCCCAAAAAGCCATATTAAAAATTTAATCATTTCTTTTGTTTTTCTAAAATTTCTAATAATTGCTGAGGTGTATAAATAGGCAAAGAATCATCAATCTTATTAAAAACACAAATAAAGTTCTTATCTTTAATATCCCACTGCCAAAAAGTGTTTAAATTATTTTTAATATGACTCCTTAAAACTGACTTTATTGTATTATACATATTGCAATATAACAACTTTTTTTTTAAATAAAACACATTATAACATACTTTTTTGCTCTTCCATGATATAAGAAGCATCATCTAAAGGCTCTCCAATCTCACTATACCTACCATTTTGAAGGTTATATTTGAATTGAGCCTCTCCTAATTCTCCAATATGTCTAAACTTAACTTTCTGAATATAAACACTGGTTATTTGATTTTTAAAATCCCTGTAAATAGTCATCCCATTATCCACCTGATTATAAAAATTAGCACTACCAGCAACATCATATAAACTAGGAACATCATACATACCATCATCTCTTTTGCTCATCTTTCTAGGATGTGCCACTAAAAATATATGTATGTCATATTTTTGTTTAAATATAGTTAGTTTAGTTAGAAACTTATTTATATAATTTGTTTCGCTTTGATTCCCTATATCAGCGTTTATTTTATTATAAGGGTCTAAAATTAAAGCGTTAATACCATACCTTCTTATTAATCCTTTTGCGGCATCTAATATGGAATCTATAGTATAAACATCTCCATCAGGTCTAATCCAATGATAGTGATTTGATATAAAATTTTTAGCTAAATGAAGTTCTGATTTACTCATTCTGTTATATCTTGTTATCTTTCTAAAAGACTTTCCTATAAGTTTTTCTGCTAATACTGAAAAATGTAACTGCATAGGATAATGCTCAGGACTAAAAACACCAAATTTCCATCCATGTTGACAAGACAACCTCATACATATATGTTCTAAAAAATTACTTTTTCCATGAGTAGGAACACCTGTAACTACGGTTAATTGAGATGTTGCGAAACTAAAAAGATTATCAAAATTATTATGATTAACAGTTAGGCCTTTTTTTAATCCATTTTCATATAAATTATCAATGTCTATATCAAAATCATTTACACTTAAAACCCCTTCTAATGGATATGGTTGTGCCTTATTTAAACATTTGGAAACCTCTGATTTATCATAATTAATTAAAACATCATTAATATCTTTACATCCTTCAGGATATGTAACTCTATAACATATATCTCTACCAATCCTTCTTGAAAGCTCATCTTCTAGTTTTTGACCTGCCTCATCATTATCTACAGCTATATAAACCTTCTCTACATTTTCTGGAAAATCTTTTAAATATTCCATTTTCATATTACTAGCTCCGTTAGGAACAGAAACACAATATTTAATACCAGACTCGTAAAAAGCAAGTTTATCCATTTCCCCCTCAACAATAACAACTTTTTTTCTACCAAGTATATGGTCTAATCCGTATAATATTTTTTCAGCATCTTTAACTAGCTTAAAGTTTTTATTTGAGTCTCTATATTTAATATTAATTAATTTGCTATCTCTATAGTAATTAAATTGTATTGTATTAACCTCTTTATTCATTTGAGGCATATATTCCATATCAATAACAATTCTGTTTTCTTTAATTGTTTGTTCTGATATTCCTCTATCAGCAAACCATTCTAATACATTAACAGGATATTGACTTATACTCTCTTTTTCTTTTGGTATTATATATGTTTTGTTTTCCATATAGCTGTTTTGTTTTTTTAAACTACCATTCCAACCACAATTATGACAATTCCAAACCCCCTCATCTATGTTTACAGACAAACAGGTTTCATTTTTCTTTTTTCTTTCATGTGAACATTTAGGGCATTTGGTTTTTACTTGACCTGATGCTCTCTTAATTATTATGCCGTATTCATGAAATCCCATTAAAATACAAAGTTTTCAAATTTACCTCCTGTAAATCCTTGTTGATTGATTTCTTTAATTTCATCATCCCAACAACCTTGATTTAACCAAGTTATAGGGTTTTTTCTAAACTTAATATCTTTAGTAGATGCCGCATACTTATAAGCTGCTTTAACACATTTTTTACAAGTATCAATATCTAATTTCAAAAACTTACTTTTACAAGCCATCCTACCTACTTTTTTATCATAGGCATCCCAAAACTCATTGAACAATATATCTTTTTCTTTTTTATTATTATTACTTGTATTATTATATTGGACAGTTCTGTCTATAGGGGGTGGACAGTTTTGTCTAGGGGGTACGACAGTTTTGTCTATCCCTTCATTTTTAATTTTAATAGTTCTTTTCTCCACTTTAGATGATTTATCCCTAGTTATTGACACTGAGATAAAACGAAACTCTTTAAGGTTGTTTATATGCCTACTTACACTTCTAGTGCTTATTTCAAATAAATTAGAAAAATATTCATTTGTAGCCCAACAATAACCTTTATTATTAGTCAAGCATGTTATCTCTGCATAAATCAATCTCTCAATAGGTTTTAGTTTTTTGCAATACCTTACATCAGCAGGTATTATAGCGTAATAATTTGGTTTTTCTTTCATTTGTTTTAGTTAAAAAAGGAAGGGGAGGAATTGTAATTGTTCACAAAGTATAACCGCTGAGTTATGTTTGGCAATATCGCCATTTAAATTACTAACCCCCCCAACCTATATTATTATTTAGAACGGCAAATCATCTGCATCATCAACCGTTACCGCTTTAGGCTTAGTATTAGTTTGTGGAGTTGGTTTCCAAGGGTCAATATAGGCGTAATGAGTAACCCCCTTATCACTTGGTTCTTTTCTCCTTGTGATAACAATATTTACCCAGCCATTGTCATCTTCTTGTTTTAATTGTTCAACTAAATCTTTTACGGCTATGCTTGCCTTTAGTTGAGTTCCTCCATTATCAAAAGTTCTTTCCTTGATAATAAGGCCGTTAACATACTTTTTTTCTGATTTTTCCATGTTTACTGATTTTTAGTTAATAATAATTGTTTTCTTTTTAAATCTTCTAATTGTTTTTCTATTTGAAATATCTGTTTATTCATTATTTTTATACTTAAATCTGAATAAGAGGCTTGATGTTCGCTTGATATTATATTATATGCGTCTCTATATTTTTTATAATATTTAATATTAGTTTGAAAATGTTTTTCATAATGTATTACTGAAGAGTGGTCTCTACCTACAAGTTCTCCTGCTCTTTCGTAAGTACAGCCAACCTCATGTCTTAACATGCAAGCTAATATTGCTCTAGCTATAACAAGCTCTTGTCTTCTTGACATGCTTCTTATCTCTATTATAGACAAGTTACAGGCTTTTTCAACAACCCTTATTAAAGCCTCTTCTTTTAATGTTGTTGATATAGGTTTATTCGTAATAAAATTTGCCATCACTTAAATTTTTTGATTTATTATATATTTCTCTCATTTTTCCCTCCGTAAGCCTTTCCTCAACATAATGAAGTGCAGCTAAAAATCTCTCTTTACTATTTTTGTATTTGAAATAATCTTTGTGTTCATTATCTAATATTTCAGTTATTTTTATTCCTACCTCCCTAAAACACAATTCAATATATTTTGTTCTAGGTGTTGTTTTGTGCATCCTTTCTCCAAGCAACCCAAGAGCATCCCATTTTTCATATCTATAATA